ACGTCAGCACCTACTGCGTCTAGTACAGATGCCATTTCAAGTTGCAGTGTCGTATCGTCCCATCCGCCCGAAACAATCTGCCCGACATATTCAGATAATACGGTGTAATTTTGTTTGTTGTCAGGGTCAACAATAACTGTTTGCACATCAGCCATCCAGATGTTTTGCACGGCAATTTCTGCCCATCCACGGCTTAGCTCATTGTTGGGGAATGCCAAGGTGGCTGGCTGGTTGTCCCCGGATTTAGTTACCAGAATGCCGCTAAAGGCAAAGGGCATAAACCCATAGATAATGTCGCCGTCCTTGCTAGGGGCATCTTCATCGATCCAGTAGTTTTGAAAGTAATACCGTGTCGCGCCATCAGCGCTACGCAGCGACATGTATTGCGCAAAGGCAAGTGCGTCTGCCATCAGATACCAACTTTGCGGCGTGTAGTTGTATTTTGCCGCAGGCTAGTCAATGCGCGGCGTTCACCTTGGGCGGCACCCTGCTGTGCTGCTTGGCGCATACCAGCTTGGAACTGATCAGCGGTGACGTAGTCCACGTTATTGATCCGTTCCACGCTGTAGCGCACGTCGATTGGTTCCATTGTTGCACCAGCAGCGCCGCCACCAGCAGTTGCATCACCTTCTGCAACAGCAGCCGCGCTTCCAGGTGTTGCGCGATAACGCTTCATTGCGCCGTCAAGACGAGCGGCAACACCAAGCTTGCCGTCAGCGCCACGCTTGAGCGGCATGATCGCTTCGGGGCCGGCTTCGCCCATGACGCCATTGCTGAAGGTGCCACCATCGGCGTACTTAAAGAACGTGGGCTTGGTGACGATGCCGCCGTTGGCGAAGGGTTGGATGCCGCTTTGGGCGAAGTTTGCTTTGCCGCCTGCAAAATAAGCACCATCAGCCGCAAGGTTGGCGATACTGCCAGTGTCGAAGCCATTAACAGTTGCTCCGGCCGGATTTCCGGTTGAGGGGATTGCATCAGCGGAACTTCCAGAGCCACCACTCGTCAATCCTGCGAATGCCTTTGCGATTCCAATTGCAACATAGGTGGCAATCATTTTGGCACCTTCTTGAATTAAAATTTGCCCAACATCTTTCAGGAAATTAGCAAATATCTCTTTGGCGGTTGTCGTACCCTCAATCAAGCCCGCAATGCCATTGCTAATAGAACTGCCAATTGCATTGCCGATGCCTTCCGAAATGCGAACTGCCATCGCCTCAAAATCTTTAAGCTCATCTTCGGCCTGCTTGATAAATTCTTGAATTTTGCCAACTTCGGTTGCGCCTGCTAAGCCTTTGAGTTCAGTTTCGCGACCGCCAAGGCCCGCAAGCCTTTCGCGGAAAAGATCAATTCCCGCTTCAGCTTCAGCGGCACCCGGACCGCCAAGCGCAACAATTGCCTCGCGGTAACGAATTTCTTCTTCGTAGCGCTCCCTCTGCTTGTCGATAATTTTTTCGATCTCAATATATTGCTTGGCAAGCGCTTCGGTCATACCCGTGCCGAATAGCTCTTCAAGGCGAATTTGATTTTCATATGATTCTTTTAATTCATCTGCAGCTTTTGTAATATCTTTGTCGACTTCTCTTGCTGCCATCGCAAGCTTTTGTGCAATGTCAAGGCGAGCACGTTCAATGTCTTCCATTACAAGAAGACGCTTGATTTCTTTCTCGTCGTCGTCAATTTTTTCAAATTGAATAGCTTGATAGCGACCTGCCAGTTGAGCTATTTGCTTTTCACCCTCTAGGCGAATTTGGAGCAATTTATTGCCCATCAATTCTGCGCCATTGATGCGCTCATCAATTTCAGCAATTTGTTTTCTGACCGCAAGCTGCGCCATAAGCTGCGGCAGCTGGCTTTCGCGTTCTTTTTTGGTTTTGCCGGTGCCGGTCTTGTCAGAACCGGGTTTTTGGAAATCAGTGACTTTTGGTTCTTGCTTTCCAACAGGTGTATAGAAGCCTTTCTCTGGGTCTAGCCCTGCCTGTTCAAAAAGCAGCCGCACTTTATATTCTCCTTTTATTTTTTCAAGCTCATTTCTCATGTTACGAATTTCAATACTGGCGTAACCGGCCTCATTCCCAACTCCACGAATGTCACTGCTGTATGACGCAGTTTTGCTTGATGCTTCTGTTATTTTTTGCTGCAATCGTTCAATTTCCGCCGCAAGCTCATCCGCTGTGCCGCTCTTCATGACCGCATCGAACCGCTCTTTCTCCTTGTTGGCGTCGTAGAAGGCGACGCCAACAGCAGCGACGCCAGCAGCGAGCGCTGTCCATGGATTCAAGAGCGCGGCTGCATTTAACGCCTTAAGAGAAACACTTGCTGTCCCAGCCGCTGCGGCCAATTGCAATAAAGCCGCGCCAACGCCTCCGATAGCGGCAATTTTCCCAACCGCAAATACGCCCAATGCGGCTGCGGCGGCAATTGCAAGTGTGTCAAAGTTTTTAGCTAAAGCAAGTGCAAGTTTGCCAATTTTTGGCAACACATCAACCAGCACAGGCGTAATGCCTTCAATAAACGGAATAAACGCTTCTTGGAAGGCAGCGCCAATCGGCTGCAACGCCTCGCCAACAGCAATACGCATATCGTTGTACGCCACAGTCAGACGCGCACCAGCATCTTGACTGGATTTAGCCATTTTATCGGCTACATTGGCATTTTCGTTCCCAAGGTAAACGATAAATTTCATCAACTCGTTCAGACCAACCTCACCCTGCTCAAGCGCTTTCTGCAGTTCAGGCAAACTCATCTTGTTTGCTTTGGCGAACTTGGTGACTGCACCAGGTAAACGCTCACCAAGCTGACCGCTCAATTCCTCTGCGCTTACCTTGCCTTTCGAGAACACCTGCACCATTGCGGTGATAGCGCCGTCAACGTCTTGCGCCGATCCGCCGGTTGCTTTGATGGCTGCAGTGACGTTATTGAAGACCAGCTCTGCATCACTGACCTGACCGCCTGCGCCCTTCACCGCAGCAGTCAGCTTGGTCATGCCTTGAATGGCCACATCTTGCGGCACGTTCAGATTGCGTGTTGCCGCTGATGCAGCAGCGATTGCTTGATTGAACTGGTCTTGGCTGCCGGCAGCATTCTTCAGCGCAATCTCCATCTTCTGGATCTGCGCTGCATAATCTGCAAAGCCGCCGAGCTGTTGACGCAGCCCACCAATTTGAGCGCCAATTGCCGCCCCAGCAAATGCACCACCGACACCAAACGCACTACCAATAGCGCCACCCAAGAAACCTTCAGGGCCGCCAAAAATGCCGCCACTTAATGCAGCACCAGCGGCTTGCGTCATCTGCATGCCGGTCATGCGGCGGCGGGCAAGACCGCGACCTAGCTTTTCGGAACGCGCGTCAAGCTCTCCCAGTTCCTTGGTGAGCTTTTTGAATTCAGCACTCGCACCAGGCAGCGTTGACCTGTAACTGTCAATCGCCCCCCGCAGCCTTTGCGTTGATTCAATGCTTCCAATATCAGCCTTGCGTGCTTTGTCGATTTCGGCGCGATAAGACTCAACTTGACGCTCTGCTTTTTCCGTGGCTTCTGCAGCAGCCCTAACTGCATCACCTTGTGATATTGCGGCACGACGCGCTCTGTCTGCAAAATCAGGTGGAAGTTCAGGTCCTTGCAGTCGTTCTTCAGGAAACGTGCCTGGCGTTAAAACTCGTTGAACTCGACCACTGACACGACCAGGCTGCACATACTCACCGCTAATCGGAAGCCCAGTTCCCGGCGCCGATGTCTGCCCAGCAGCCGGCAACGCAAGCGGAGTTGCCGCTACGCCAGCCCTGACGCGCTGACCCAGTTCGGCCATCGCTTGCTCTTGCTGCCGAATCAAAGGGCGATTTAAGTAATTTGCTGTAATACGAGCTGTAGCTGCGCTTGTCTCTGCAGTGGCAGCCTGCGCCGCCATGTCGCCAACGTGCCTGTAAGCGTCTGCGAGCCCTTTAAGTCGCTGTTCCAAAGAACGCGCTTCTCTTGCATTTTCTGCATATGCACGGGCGCCTTCAGATGTCGTTACATCAAGCTGAGACATCTCGGCACGCAAGGCTGTTATGACTTCTTGCAAATTGCGCGCACTAGGCGCAACCGTTCCAGTGCGAATGCCCATAAGCAACGCTTGGGCATATCCTTGCGTGACCGCAGTCAGCTCTCGCTGCATGCCGGCCATCTGCATGGCAACAACCAAATACTCAGTTGTATTGCGTGTTGTATTGGCTAGACGCTCAGAAAGCTCTGACAGCCCTTGATTAAGTCCAGCAGTGGTATTCGGCAGTTCACCAAGTCGCTTATCAAGCGCTTCTGGACTTATTGTTCGCAGAAAATCTGGATCAGCAAAAGCCGCCGCAGCAGAACGCACCGTTTGACGGCCAGCGCGGGCAGATTCTTGAAAAGTAAGTTGACGCTGTTGGGCTAGCGCTCTATTCAAGCGCTCTTGAGCGGCAGCACGAGCTTCAACATTATCTTTCAGGCGCCGCTCACGACTCGCTAAAGAGTCAATGTTGTCAATAAATTCTTGCTGCTCGTCAATCAACAGCTTTAGATCTTGAATTTGCTTCCTTGCGCCAGCAGAAGTCGAAGCAAGTGCTTGCCCAAGAACACGTCCAAACACTCGGCCTGTTTG